CCGCAAGCAACTTCGATACTTTCGCAAACTGCACCGCTGTTTCGATCGCTAACGCAAACAACGGAACCTACCTCGGACTTGTTGCCGCTAATGCAAACATCGCAAACGCAGGTGGAAGAATGAACGGTGTTGCCGTTGGAGCACAGGGCGAGAGCCTTCTTTTCTCTGCTGTTGACACTACCGGCAGACCCATTTTCATGCCTACCGCTAACGATGGCTCCATCGGTGCTGTCCTTGGCTCCAGAATTGTTGAGAACAACGGACTTTATGTTGCAGGAACTTCACCCAATCCCAATGTCGTAGGTATTGCCGGAGACTGGACACAGGCAAAGTACGGCATCGTCAACGGCATCGAGTTCAGCATTTCCGATCAGGCAACTCTTGACCTTGGAAACAACACCGTTATCAACCTCTGGCAGCAGAACATGATCGCTGTTCTTGTTGAAGCAGAAGTCGGATTCCGTGCTGATACTGCTTGCTTCAATCTTCTCACCGATTGATGAACAGAGTTCAGATCATCCACAAAACCCTTGGAGTAAAAATGTGGGTCACGGAAACAGAAGCAGAGAAATATCTGGCGGCGGGTCACAAGCTCGCCGCTTCTTCTGAAAAACCCGCTGAAAAGAAGGTTAAAGTGGAAGTAGAGGAACCCAAAGCAGAAGAAGAGCCGAAGAAAAAGACAAGTAAGAAGAAGTGAGGACATTATGGCATACGCAACCTATGAAGATGTAGAAACAAGGCTTGGTGTTACCTTCACCGAGACGGAGCAGGGAATTTGCAATTCGTTGCTCGATTTAGCGGCAGCCGAGATAGATTCATACACTACCAACACGGCAACAGACGAAATCAAAAAGATTATTTCTGTTGAATCGGTGGCGAGAGCTATGAACGTGGCAAGTGATGTTCCTATGGGTGCATCACAGGGTTCAATGTCAGCACTTGGCTATTCCCAGAGCTGGACGATGCCGACAGGCGGGTCCGTGGGAAGCGTTTATTTGTCCAAGGCTGAAAAGAAACTCTTGGGAATCGGTAATGCTATCGGTGCAAGCAATCCTCTGTCATTCATCACACGGGAGCTCGTATGAAAGGAATCACAGTTACTCTTACAAAAAAGACGGTAAGCGGTACAGATCCATTTGGACAGCCTACCTATACAGAAACCTTCGAGAATGTTGACGATGTGTTAGTCGGTGAACCTTCCACGGATGACATCAACAATGCGTTGACCCTTTACGGCAAGAGAGTTTCTTATACTCTCGCTATTCCCAAGGGTGACACGCACACATGGGAAAACACCACGGTCATACTTCCCGAGCCTTTCAAGGGAAAGTATCACACCATAGGTTATCCGACAGCCGGAATCGAAGCAAACATTCCTTTAAGGTGGAACAAGAAGGTGCATCTTGAAAGAATCGAAAATGAAGTTTGATTGGAAGAATTGGCGAGGATTCACGCAGGTCAGACAATCACAGTTTATGATGGACGAACTGCTGAAACGTGCCGAATCCATGGGAGAAGTTGAAAAGAGCTTTGTTGGTGTCGATAGATGCCATGTTATCGTTGAGGTAAAGAACCATGATAGAAGCGACAGTTAAAAATCTTCTTGAAGCAGAATTGCCAGGAACAACCATTGAGATGGAGATTCCCAAGAATATGCCCGAGAAGTTTGTTGTTATGTACGTTGTTGATCGTGGCAGAGACAACCTCATCAATGCGGTGACAATGGAGTTCGATTCATACGCAGATTCCAAGTACGAAGCCGCCCTTCTGGACGAGACGATCCGGGACGCAATCGACACAATCAATGAAACTTCTGATATTTCATTCAAGTTCAGCAACGGTGATGATTCCAATGACACCGTGTTCAAGAAGTACCGTTATCGTTGTTATTTCAACATTTACTATTAACAAGGAGATAAAAGATGGCAACTAACGCAGCTAACGTAACAGTTGGTAAGCCTAAAGTTGGCGGTGCCGTACATTTTGCACCTCTCGGAACAACCCTTCCTACCGATGCGACCACAGCACTTGATAACGCATTTGTAGACCTCGGCTATGTTTCCGAAGATGGTCTTACTAACAACAACTCCCCCGAGAGCGATAACGTTAAGGCTTGGGGCGGTGACACTGTTCTCAACCTTCAGACCGATAGACCCGACTCTTTCGCACTCACCCTGATCGAGTCTATGAACGTGAATGTTCAGAAAGCTGTCTATGGTGAAGATAACGTTGTTGTTGACACTAATGGCAACGTAAGCATTAAGGCTACCGCACAGGATATGCCCTCTGGTGCTTGGGTGTTCGATATGATCCTGAAGGGCGGCAGAGCAAAGAGAATCGTTATTCCTAACGGAACAATCTCCGAGCTTGGCGAGATCGTTTACAAGGACGATGAAGTAGTCGGCTACAACATCACGATCACTGATGTTCCCGATGCTTCAGGTGTCTATCACTACGAGTACATTGAAGCAGAGTAATACAAAGGGGAAAAACTATGCAGGGAACAACAAAAAGCGGCTATCAGTTTGAGATAGATGACAGGATCTTGTCGGATTGGCGGTTCACTCTCGCATTGACCAAGTGCCAGAGCAAGAAAAATCCTTTGGACGGACTTGAAGGAATCCAAGAGATGGCACAGCTTCTTTTCGGTGACAAATACGCAGAGTTCATGGAGTTTATCGCTTCCAAGAATGATGGGTATGTTCCGGCTGAAGTAGTTATGTCCGAGATTCAGGACATCTTTGAAAGCAAGATTCCAAAAAACTGATCTTCCTCGCACATTGTATCTCGGTGTGTGAGGATAATTTGATTTGTGACCTTGCAGAGACTTACCACATATTCAATTACAGAGAGCTGTCACCTTCATTGGTGGCAGTTCTTTGTTTTGGATTGCGAGACAATTCAAGAGTAAAGATGGAAGTCTCTGGAAGCAAACTAACACTTGAACAACATCTATTTGCCCGAATGGTCGATGAATTGGCTTTCCAGAGTTGGGCAAAGACCAGGGACGGGCAGAAGAACAGGAATCGCCCTGTTTCAGTATTGAAAACACTTCTCGAAGATAAGAAGGAAGAAACAGAAACCTTCTTAACACCCGAGGATTTTGATAGAGCATGGGAGCGAATAACCAATGGCAGACGGAATAACAATAGGTGAAGCCTATCTACAAATCAGACCTTCGATGGAAGGTGTGGCGGGTGACATTGAACAGGCTATGGGAAGTGCCGGATCGAGTGGAGCAAGTTCGTTTGGCTCGGCATTCTCGACAGGCATCAAGGCTGTCAGTGGTGTGGCTGTTGCGGCAGTCGGTGCGGCATCGGCAGGTGTGGCAAAACTCACCTCTGAAGCAACAAACTCTTTTGCTGATTATGAGCAGTTAGTCGGTGGTGTTGAGGTCCTGTTTGGTGATAGTGCAAGCACCGTCATGGAAGATGCTGCAAGTGCATTCCAGACAGCGGGATTATCTGCAAACGAGTACATGGAAACCGTCACAGGGTTTGCCGCTTCGCTCGTTGGATCATTGGGTGGAAATACCGCAGAAGCCGCTAACATGGCTCAAATGGCTGTCACGGATATGGCAGACAATGCGAACAGAATGGGTACTTCTATGGAATCCATTCAGAACGCTTATGCAGGTTTCGCAAAGCAGAACTTCACAATGCTCGATAACCTCAAATTAGGCTATGGCGGCACGAAAGAAGAGATGGACAGACTTCTCCGTGATGCCGAGGAAATGGAAGGTCTGATTGAAGGTTCGTTAAGCATGGATAACTTCGCAGATGTTGTCTATGCGATCAACATTATTCAAGAGAACATGGGGATTGCAGGTGCGACCGCTGAAGAAGCAGGAAACACCATTTCAGGTTCTATGGCTTCGGTTAAGTCGGCTATGCAGAACCTAATCACAGGATTAGCCAATCCCGATGCTGACCTTGGACTTCTGATCCAGAACGTTGTGACAACAGGTTCAGCGGCTCTTGATAACTTAATCCCAACGATCGTAAACGCTTTAACAGGCATAGCGAACGCACTTCCGATGATTGTTCCGATAATCACCGAGAAACTGCCTATGTTGATTCAGCAGATTTTGCCACCAATAATCCAAGCGATCACAACGCTGACACAGGCACTTGTGGAAGCCTTACCACAGATTCTTGCCATACTGATTGAGGTTCTGCCTACATTATTCCCGGTTATCATAGACACCATTCTTCAGATGTTGCCTATGCTCATAGACTTGGGACTTCAGCTCATATTGGCACTTGCTAATGGAATAATCGAAGCACTTCCAACACTTATTCCTGCTGTTGTCGATGTGATCCTGACGATTGTGGACAAACTGACGGACCCTGATATGCTCGTTCAGTTAATTGATGCGGCATTACAGTTGATAATCGCTCTTGCAAATGGATTGATTGAAGCTCTGCCGAGACTTATTGAGAAAGCACCCGAGATTGTGATGAACCTTCTCGAAGCGATAGTAAGAGCGGCTCCGATGATTCTTGAAGCGGGTGCAACCCTTCTTTTTAAGATTATCGAGGGTGTTGTGAATGTTATTGGTCAGTTAGTCACCCTTGGAGCCGACCTTGTAAATTCCGTTAAAGATGGATTTATGGAGAAGGTCGAAGCCGCCAAGAATTGGGGCAAGGATATGATTGACAACTTCATAGCCGGAATAAAAGAAAAGTGGGAACACCTGAAGAGTACGGTCACAGACCTCGCAAGCACGATTAAGTCATTGTTAGGCTTCTCGGAGCCTGAAGATGGACCGCTTTCAAACTTCCATACATTCGCACCCGATATGATGGAATTGTTCGCACAGGGCATCAGGGACAATGTAGGGATGATTCAGAACGCTCTTGGAACGGTGACTTCCACAATCACAACGGATTTTACCTCGCCCGAGCTTGTACCGAATAGTTATTCTGCAATCTCAAATCCGACTGAGGAAATCGCCACAGCGATGGCAGCAGGCGAAGGAAATATCACAATCCCTGTTTACATCGGACAGGAGAGATTGGACACGATCATCATAAATGCACAGCAGAGACACGCTTTAGTTAGTGGGGGCAGATAATGAACAGGAAAGTTAAATTAGGATTTGCAACAGATTATTTTCCCCTCACAAAAGGGAGTTATGAGCTGACCTTGCAGAATAAAGAGACAGTAAAGGAAACGGAAGCAGGAACGCTTCAGCGTGATATTAAGCGTCTGGGTGTTCCTCACCTGTCTGTCTCATCGACCATCGATTCAACGTGGTACAAAAAGATTCAGGAATACTATGTCACGGGTCAGAGCGTGACTATTTCTTATTACTCACCTGTTACATTAGCAGAAGCAACCTTCGATGGGTTTATTCAGAATTTGAAATACTCACTCATTAAGGATAACGGCACAGAAACTTATTGGAATGTATCGTTTGAGGTGACAGCGTACTAATGTATACGGCATCAGCAGACTTTCAGACAAAGATAAAATCGAATACAAGGCAGTTAAAGTGGAGTGGCACTATCACAACAGTTGGTGGTGTCACTTATGACTTTAACACGGATAAAGATTCGCCAAAGGGGAAAATCGTAAGTGGCTCGGTCACGAGATCCATTTCTTCCCAGAGTTTGAGCATCGGAACCGCTTATGCGGGGACACTTTCGATGGAACTCATTCTCCCTGGTGTTTCTCGTTATGAGTTATACAACGGCAAGATTAGCTTGTCCGTTTCCGTTGCCGGAGCATCTGACACCATCCCGATGGGAACCTATACGATAGGCGAAGCGATGCAAGCAGCCGATTGTATCACGATCAAAGCGTATGACAACATGATCCTGTTGGATGATGTAAACGTCTCTCCTGAAGATATGACGCTTGTTCAAAGTCCTTATGTTTGGCTTTCGCAGTTATGCACGGCTTGTTCTGTTGTTTTGGGTTCCACGAGTGCGGATATACAGGCTTTGCCGAATGGTAGCAGGAAAACGGGATTCGCTGATGTAGTGACAGATGTCAAGACTTGGCGAGATGTTTTGGGGTATCTTGCGACCTATCTGGGAGCGTTTGCGTACATTGGCAGAGATGGGAAGTTGTACTTGGGAACGTACACGATGAACAGCGTTGATACCATTCCTTCATCGTTTAGGTTTTCGAGTGAACTGTCGGACTTCAGAACAACGTATGATGGCATTTACGGGGTTTACAAGAACGAAGGTGTTCAAGAGTACGTTCCGAACACAAACACAGGTGGATTGGTTCTGGACATCGGGACGAATCCGTTTTTGCAGTTCTCGGATGAAACTAATCGCTTGAATGCGTTAGGCGAGATTATAGATGCTTGGGACGGAGTTTATTATGTGCCGTATTCGTCCGAGTTACCTTTGGTGCCGACTTACGATCCGGGGGACGTTTTGACCTTCATCGACAATCAGGCATCGACCTATGATTATGGGGCAATCACCGAGATAACCTACAACATAGGCGGGACGATGTCTGTTGTTTGCTCGGGCGATAACCCCCGCCTTGCATCCGCACAGGACAGATTCACAAAATCAATCGCTGGATTATCGGCTGAATATAGTAATGGTCAAGAGATAGGCGGAAAAAACTTTTGGCTACTTCACACAGAGAACACCGATACACTTACTGTCGGCTCAACAAAAACGCAAGTCGCAGAGATTGAGTGGAATCAAACTGTTGATGTTCAGAAGATGGGGTTCATGTTTGCGTGTGACGGGGTACTTTCAGCAACGGCAAACATCGTTTGTGAAATAAGCGTTGATGATAATGTGGATTATACGTTTCCGCAGACAGAAGTAAAAGTATTGAAAGGCACAAGACCTACTCATTCAAACTGTGGATTTACTGTCGAGGGCAAAGGATTACATACAGCAAAAGTGTATCTGACAGTAACGAACAATCCTTTACTATGGAGTGATTTGGCATGAGTTATGCGATTGAGAATTTGAAGTTTACAATTTTTGGACATGGCTACGATGCCACAAGGAATGATTCGGGGAGTGGTGTTGAAAATGTTGACTTGCCTGTTAAGGCAGATATGGCGGTCATTGATGAATCGGGTGCTTATGTGTGGTTTAGACATCCGACAGAGGGTTTGAAGAAGTTTAGCACTCGTACATGGGAAGAAGTTGAGCAAAGCACAATTCCTACCAATATGGGTAGCATTCATCATCCGTCAAATGCCAGCAATAACTACGGTGTCGCAATCAAAGACGATACATACGATGCTTATGTTTTTGACCTAACTGATGATACTTTGGTCGGAATTTACACAGGACTTAATTCAACTTTCGGTGGAACATACGATTGTATCCTTGTTGATAACACGATTTATATTATTTGGCTGAATCTCGGAAACACTTGGCTTGATGTACACGCAATAGATTTGTCGGGTTCAAGTGTTGTGACTACAAGAACAATCGGAAGTGTCGGTTCTTGCGGTTTTGTAACGGATTCTCTTATCTATTCTTGCTATACGAGAGAGTGGGGTTATCAGACATCAACGGCTTACTGTACTGACAGAAGTGGTAACGTGCTTTGGTCAAATACAGGAGTAAACAGAAACGATAATATCGGTCAATGGGCGATTCCCTCAAACGGATATTTGTATATGCCTGTTAGGATTGATGATACGTG